TAACAACGAGGATTTTTTCTGTAACCTCAAAGCGCAAACGTGGTGGATGCTCGGCGACCGTTTCCGAAATACGTACTTGGCAGTGACGAAAGGTAAACAATTCCCAGCTAGCGACATGATAAGTTTGTCGAGTGAGGATTTAGACCCTAAACTGCTCGACGCTCTCGTTGATGAATTATCAACACCGAAGCGCGACTTCGATAACGCGGGTAAAGTCAAGGTTGAATCTAAAAAAGACTTAGCTAAACGCGACGTAGCCTCGCCAAACATTGCCGATTCGTTTATCATAGCGAATAGCACGGGCATGTTAGCTCGACGTAATCTAAAGGATTATTTGTAATGAACGATATCGTACCAATCCCGCCACCACAGTTGACCAACCTCGACGGACTCGTTAACGTCATGACGGGTTTAGGTACGGCCAAGTCGAAGCGCTCGTACAACACGTGGCAAATGACAACGCTCAACGACTGGGCGAGTCTTGACGCGTGTTACGTGTCGAACTGGATAGCACGTAAAATATGTGACATTCCCGCCGAGGACATGACGCGCGAATGGCGACGAGTCAAGTCGGACGGCGCCGAAGAAATCCAAGCGCTCGAACAAAATTTACTCGTACCTAACGCAGTACAAGAGGCCGTAACCTGGGCGCGTCTGTACGGCGGTGCGGGTATTCTCATGCTCACTGGCCAAGACCTCACCAAACCGTTACGTCCTGAACTCATCAAGAAAGGCGACTTGAAACGTTTGTTAGTCCTTGACCGTTGGGACATGGCGGCAATGACGACTAACACGTGGGACGTACTCGCAGCGAACTATCTCAAGCCTGAATTTTACAGCGTTCGTGGCGGTTCGATGCAAGTGCATCACAGTCACTTCGCACGATTCACCGGTGAGCGCTTACCGCTTCGTCACATGGCACAGACTCAAGGGTGGGGCGATTCGGTACTACGTAAATGTATCGAAGAAATCACAGATATGGTCGCGGCCAAAGACGGTATTGCCGAGTTGATGCAAGAAGCGAACATCGATGTGGTCACACGCGAAGGGCTCACCGACGAGTTAAGCACCGACCAAGACGATATGATCATCAAGCGATACGAAATGTTTAGTTTGATGAAATCTAATATTCAAATGGCACTGCTCGACGGCACTGAAACGCTTGACCGCATGACGCTAAACTTGTCGGGCGTTGCACCTATTATCGAATTATTTATGACGTGGATTAGCGGCGCGGCGAATATTCCCGTCGTGCGTATGTTCGGAACGAGCGCCAAGGGTTTGAACGCCACTGGTGAAGGTGACGACCGTATCTATAACGACTCGATTCGTGCTGGTCAACGCTCATACCTTGCCGAACCGATGCGAACGCTCGACGAAGTTATGGTACGTAGCGCGTTGGGATATTGGCCCGAGGATTACGACTACACGTGGAATCCATTAGCGCAGCCCGACGACTTACAAATGGCACAGGCCGAAAAGTTACGAGCCGATAAACACATGTTGTATCTTGACGCGTCAGTGATTCAACGCTCGCAAGTTATGCGCGAATTGCAAGCCGGTGAAGAATATCAATTTGTCGACGAAGATATCGACGAACTTGAAAAGCTCGAAGAAGGTAACATGTTCGACGAGCCTGTCGACGAGACAGACCCAATCGCATACGCTGAAAAGTACGTAAACGAAAACCCCGAGTCGACGAATGAATAGCGCCGACCTACTCCAACAGCAACTTAACGCACCGGGTAAACGCAAACCTAAAGGTGTTAAGCCCGACATGACTAACGGCATCCAGTACAATGTGGAGTTACAGCGCATCGTTAAATCGGTGAGTCGTGACGTTAACGCTATCGTGATACCAGTTGTACGTAACTTAGCGCCCGAATACCAACGAGACGCAGCTATCACACTCGACTCGTGGGTTGACGTCCTCACCGCCGCGTTACGCACTGTTAGACAGCGTTACGAGTCGCCACAGTTTCAAGCGCTCGTTGCTGACATTGCGCGTCGCTTCGTTACGACTGCGAACAACTCGAACCGTCGACGCACCGAACGTGACCTTGGGATCAACATTTACAGCGACTCACAAACGTTACAGGATTACCTCGCCGTATCGACCGCTGACAACGTGGCGCTGATTAAGTCGATACCGTCGCAATACTTGACACAAGTCGAATCGATTGTAATGGCTAACGTTCGCGCAGGTGGTCGCCCGTCAAACATCGCTAAAGCGTTGCAACAGCAATTAGGTGTTACGGAACGTCGCGCCAAGATGATTGCAAGAGATCAGACCGCAAAAATTAACGGCGACCTAAACGCCAAGCGTCAACAAGATGCTGGTTTTCCATACTTTGAGTGGGACGATTCGGACGACGAGCGCGTAAGGCATCGACATAGTGAGATAGCGAACAAGGTTACAGCGTATGGAAAAGGTGTGTATCGATGGGATAATCCACCGTTGAGCGATAAGGGCGTGCCGATTATACCTGGTGAAGATTACCAATGTCGCTGTATCGGTCGGCCCGTATCGCAAGAAGAAGTCGACCGCAACGTAAAGGCCGGTCGTGTTGTGAAGGGTGTGTATCGTTAGGTGATACGTCTAAACATCATTTACCGCCCTTAATTTCATCAAGTAAATCATCAATTAAATTATATAACTTTGCTGTGTGACAGTGGTTAATTCGTATGTCTTTTAGTAGATTAACCATTTTCTCAGCGTGAACAGCTTTGACGTAATCACCACTTTCACTCATAACCATTTTAGATATGCCATCATATCCAGTTGCCAATTTAAACTTAATCATCACTCACCAACCTTAGCTAATTTAGCGTAACGTTCATATTCTTTAAAAAGCCGTTCGGCTTCCGACATTTCTTCCATTTCTAGCGAAGCTTGATAAGCGCGGTAAAACTCGTCGCGCTTCGTTGCGTACCATGATTTATGTGGGTTCATTTTGTTTTTGCTCCAATAATTTGAGCGCCTTTTCAGCACTTTCAACTATGTTACGGTAATCGGTCAACTTATCTTTGTGACCACGTAAACCGGCACACAACGCTTTTTTTATTAAATGGTCCAGTATTGGGTCACCAGTGTTGAACGCGTCAAGAACGCGATAAACATCAGTCTTAACATGCGTGCCGCACAAACCAACAAGTGTTCGTTCATATTTGGCACCGTCAGCGAATAACCCATAACGCTCGCCACGTTGCGTAACCGTGTCGTCTATTTCACTCATATCTGTATTACTCCATTCATTGACAATATCGTCAATATACTAGACAAATTTATAGTTTGCAACACCTTTGTGGAAGCAAGACAACTTCGAAAAACGAGACAAACTAATATGTTTGTAAAATTTTACAAACAAGCATATAATTATCACATTTGATTCGAACAGTGAGTTTAAGACGTTGAAAGTCACGGTAAACGATAGAACTAGCTACAACATAACTAAACGCACTTATACCGACGAGGGTTTTCTAGTTGTACCCGGTCGTGTAGCTCGTACCGGTATTCAACAATACCTTGCGTCTGAATTGGGTTTAACTGACCGTCAACCGAATGAAATAGTCAACGTATATCGCCCGTCAGACGAAGTGTTTAACATTGACTCTTTAGCATCATATGAATCGTGTGACGTCACGTTAAACCACCCCACCGAGTTAGTTAATGCTGCCAACTATAAATCAACCACAGTAGGTGTTGTTCGTGGTCCAGCCATTCGAGACGGTGATTTTGTTGAAGCGAATTTAATAATTAAATCGAAAGATGCGATTTTAGCCGTAGAATCTGGTAAAGTACAATTGTCGGCGGGTTACACCGCTGTTTATGATAAAGTTAACGGAACCACTGAACTCGGCGAGAACTATGAGTTTGTTCAACGCGACATTAAGATTAACCACATTGCGATCTGCGACCGAGCTAGAGCTGGTGCACAGGCTCGCTTATACGACAACGAAGGAGTAACACCCATGTTCAAGATTATACTTGATTCGGGCGTAGCACTAGAAGTTGCAGACGAAGCGAGCGCCAAGCTTGTGACTGACGCACTGAAAGACGCAGCGCAACGAGTCACCGACGCTGAAACCAAGGCCGAAAAAGCCGAAGCAGAACGCGACATGACGAAAGAAGAATTAGACGCCGAAAAAGCGAAAACAACCGACGCGGCAATTGCCGAACGTGTTGAAGCTATTTCCACTGTTCTCGCTCAGGCCGTTAAAATGGTCGGCGATACGTTCACATGCGATAGCGTCGATGTTGTGGCCATTCAACGCGCAGCACTGACCGCCAAACGTCCTACAATCGATTGGGCTACCAAGTCCGACGTGTACGTACAAGCGTCGTTCGATATGGCACTCAGCGAACCGTCGCCAGTTGACCAGTTGACACAATTTGCTAAAGACGCAGCTAACCCTGCTGTCGTTGTAGACGCTAAACCGAGTGGTTACGCACAATTTAAAGATAAGCAATCCAACGCTTGGAAGGGGAATTAATCATGTCAGTATTAGGTGGCAATGCTATTGATCATGGTGTCGCATATGCTGGTATGGTCTCAGACCGTCAGTTATGTAACACTGTTTCGAAATTAAACAAGGGCACCGTGGGTATCGCTTACGGTAAAGGCGTTGTGACAGACGGTGAAGACGGTGCTAAATTACCAGTACCCGCGTCAACCGCTGCACAATTTAACGGTGTCGTTAAGTACGAATTGAACCGCGCACGCACAGCAACCGAAACGGGTGCTACTGCTAAGTACGATATGACCGTTGTTACCGAAGGTGTGATTTGGGTTACTGTACTTGATACAGTTGCTAAAGACGCCCCAGTATATTTACGTGTCGGTGCGACCGGTGCTGGTGACTTCTCTGGTATTGTTGGCACAGGTGTAACGCTGGGTGTACTGTTACCGAACGCTAAATTCTTAACTGGCGGTGACGCTGGTGACTTAGTTAAAATTTCATTAGGTTTAGGGGGTTAATCATGAACCGCAATAAAATCACAATGACGCTAGATGCGGAATACCCTCATTTAGGTTTACAAGCTGGTCACGTCGTATCGTTTAACGACGGTTTGCCGACGATGGACGACGGTATGGGCTTCTATATTTCACAACTTGCTAACTTAGAAGCTAAGATTTACGAAGCAAAATATACGTCGATTAACTTCGCTGAAATGATCCCAATTAACACAGCTGTTCCGGAATGGGCGGATTCGTGGGATTACATCAGTTACGACGCTGTAACACTTGGTAAATTCATCGGCTCAAGTGCTGACGACCTACCAAACGTAGCGTTATCAGCTAACAAGACATCAGTGCCGATTGGTTACGCTGGTAACTCGTTCGACTACTCGTTAGACGAATTGCGTAAAACTCAACAAATGCGTATTCCAATCGATGTGACTAAAGGTCGCGCTGCGTTCCGTGGTTCACAAGAGCACAGCCAGCGTGTGGCTTACTTCGGTGACGCTGCTCGTGGTATGTTTGGTCTATTTAACAACCCGAACCTAGCTGTTGATAACTCTACTGTCGATTGGGCTACTGCGACAGGTCAAGAGATTGTGGACGATATGAACTCACTTCTGATTGAAGTGTGGATCAACTCAGCTAACACTCACTTACCTAACGCGTTGGCGATTGCTTCGGCTCGTTACGCTACTATCAGTTCTCGTCGTATGGATAGCGGTACAGATACCACTATTTTACAGTTCTTCATGCAGAACAACTTGTACACCACTACAACCGGTCAACCGTTACGCATTTTCCCGCGCTTACAGTTAACTGGAGCTGGTGTAGGTGGTAAAGACCGTATGTTAGCGTACGAACTGAACGACGATAACTTGGGTATGTGTAATCCTATTCCGTGGCGTGCAATTGCTCCACAGATGAAGAACCTGAACATTGTCGTACCAGCAGAATACAAAATCAGTGGCGTTGACTTCCGATATCCTTTTAGTGCAGCATATCGCGACGCACTGTAACAAGTTTGAATCGATACGGAACAATGTGGAAGGCCCGCCACACCGTATCGATTCAGTTTAATCAACGGGCTGAGGGCTAATATCATGTTATTAAAAAACACTAAAGCACGACTAATCACAATCAACGGTAAGTTTGAAAACGGTCAACGTACTCAAGCGTACCAAATCAAACCAGGTAATAACCCGGCGGTTGAAGTACCTAACGAACTGTGTACTAACTCATTCGTTAAAGCGCTTATCGCAGACGGTTCGTTACTCGTTCAATGTGAAGATGATGCGAGCGTATCGTCCGCACCGAGTGAGTATGATGATATGTCTAAATCTGACCTTGTAGCACTGTGTGAGGCGCAAGACATTGAAGTTGTCGCACGCGATACTGTTAAAACGTTAATCGCGAAGCTCGAATCAGTAAGCGAATAACATCGACACAATTTATTAATAGAATGGCTGCTTGATTGCGGCCATTTTTATAAGAAGGTTTAAAAAAAATGGCTGATACATTACCTAACGTTATTTTACCGTCGCGTACACCTGTCGACTTATACGCAGCCACAGGTATCACTGTTGGTACTAAAGTTCGCGTGCAGAACATCACGTCTGACAACGTGAGAGTATACTCAGGCGCTACATCACCCGACATGGGTACAAGTGGTGCGAGTCTGTTATATCCGTCACAGACTGGCGAAAACCAAACGGGTGACGCTGGATTGTGGGCGTGGAGTGTTTCGGGTGGGGCTGTGCAAGTTGTAGAGGTGATATAATGGCGTTTCTAGTTGATAATATCGCACCGACAACGCTTGGAATTGAGGGCGTTATAGCCATTGGTGGCGGCGGAGTATCTGGTTATAACTTCGTTTGGAAAGCGCAATTTGTTTGGGGATAAGTATGAGTAACATAGTAAAGTTTAAAATAAATGGATTATCTAGCGCCTTAAGCAATGTTTACACTCGCGTAACTGACTTGTCGAGAGTTGAGTTATTTGAGGGTGAAACGCTTGTAAGTGATGCATCGGGAAATGTCGAGTTAGATATTGGCTTGGCTGGTTCAGTTGGACAAGGTGTTATCGTTTATGGTGACAACTACGCAACAGGCAACGAGGCGACATTTAAGTCTTTCAGTGGGTACTCCACTGTTGAGGTGTCGGGCGTTACACCTAGCTACACTAATGTTGTAGTTGTAGGCGCGTCAATTATTGAGCGCTCATTCGGTCGAGACTTAACAACACCTAATGCGGCAGCAACACAAGCATTTAAAGATGCTGGCGTTGATGTTAATGTGTATGGTTACGGATTTAGCGGGACTGTAGTCTCACAGATAGCTACAAGACTGCAAGAAGCTATGGTTGCATTTCCAAACGGAGATACTTTATTTATAGCCCACGCAGGTGGTAATGACGTGTCAAGCAATAGACCGTTTAGTGGGTTAACACAGCCTCAAAAGGATGCTATAGACGCAAACTTTCAATTGCTTTTTGATGTTGTAAACACAAAGCTTGATGACTGCATGGTCTCGTCTATATCATTTAGGCCATATGCAAATATCACTGACGACACCATATTTAACGATGAATCATTAGGATCTAAACCTTTCAATGACGAGTTTGTAATCCCAAAAATAAATGCTCAATTCATAAATACTGATGGTATGCCAGTTGTAGACATTTATGATTTTACTAGGAATGATTTTAAGAGACTTCTTAGCGCTGACGGAGTTCACTTATCGGCTACTGGAGAAATTGAATTAATACCATTCATTGCCAGTAGAGTTAGCTATAAGGTCAATAACGCAACCAAACCACTGGCAATAATTAAGCGTAACGGTATTACGGTTAAGTTTGGTTCCACAAGTACTCTAGCGTCTATTACAAGTGTAACGGCGACCACTTTTAACTCGGCTGCGCCTATCGCCTTAGTTAACGATTTTGGGTTAGCTACATCAGCGACATTGTTGATATCATCTACTGGTAATGGCACTCTTAATAATTCTGGAGCAAATACAGACCCTACATACTTTACTTATTTGGGTAACTTGTATTCTAGTATATTCACGAAAGATTCTATCTATCTAAATACAGGAGACACGGCGACATTTACATTTGCAGGACTAAAGCCAAACACAAACTACGAAGTGTTTGCAGTCGGGTCTAGAACTGCGGCAGACGCTAGGATCACAAGAATATCAGGCACTGATGGTTTCGCTGATATCAACACAAGTCCTACGCCCGCTAATGGGCCAGTCTCGTTTATTCAGGCTTCGGATTTGTCAGGAAACCTAACATTGAACATGGTAAGTCAATCAGCAAACTTCACGTACATTAGCGGCTTGCAGTTAATTGAAGTTTATTAGTGTTTAATATAATGCCAGACTAAACATCTGGCGATTTCTTAAATAGGAAATACATATAATGGCACGAACTATACCAGATATTGAAGACGGTGAAACACCTACTGGTGCGCTAGTGATTATCAGTGACAGCCTAGGTCAATATTTGTATACCAATCACCCAGCGTTTATACCCACAGTCAGTGAAGGATTTTAACATGGCCAAGTGGCAATTTATCAACACAACAGACGGTATGTTAGTTCGAATAATTAACGGACTGAAAGCAATCTGTACGCAATCGTATCGCGAAATGAACGCTAAACGAGGGTTAGAATGGGAAGCGTCGCGAGAAATAACTGCGACGTCGAACGGCCAGAAATTCTACTCGGTTATCAAAGTTGGTAGTACGTATCCTATCGACTTGAAGGCTCGTGTGATTGGGTCAGACGGTGTTGGTGTGGTTGGTCGAATCTATGAAATACAGGATAGCGACGTTACACTAGGTACACATGACTCGTGGTACAACTTTCGATTCGATATCACTACGCAACCGGACGCTAAGTTATACGCTGGTGCGAACATAACGTTTATAACTCCCGTCATATCGTTGGCTGTCGAAGCTAACAAGCGCGGTGCTGATATCGTGTTTCGTAGTAACTCACAAAACACAGCTAAAGGTGTGGAGTTATCACAACAGGGTGCCAATCGCATCATTTATCAAGATAGATTAGCACTGTTAGAATTGGAATCACTGGACGCTCAGTCTCAGTTTATACAAGCGTATCTTGAAATGTACGAAGGTGGTTTAGACTTTCCGAACGAGGATTTAACATAATGGCATTTATAATTGGTGGTAATCGAGGCGTTGGCGGTAACGTGGCAAATGTACCAGATTCAATGCGTTTCGCCAACGCAATTGACAGGAATGACTATTTTAATACAAACCCTAGCAGGCTTAAAGAAGATGTATACGTAACCGTAGCTGGACAGTTACAAAGATATACAGGTCAACTTTTTGAGAACACAGCTGTTGTTATCGAAGGCGAAAAAGGGGAACCTGCTCCACCGATGATAGTACAGTATAGCGCAACTGGCAATACAGGCTGGTCAGATACCATAAATCTAGCACTTCATAAGTATTGGCGGTGGTCTATAGATGGCGGTGTAACGTGGTCACCTAATTTTATCACGTTCAGTGGTGAAGGTGGGACTGGCGTTCCTGCGCCATATTCAATGGCCGTAGGCAATAACGGTAAGCTACAACTATTTAAAGATGGTGTTCTAATCCAAGAGCAAGATGATACAGGCGCTTGGATTGTTAACTCAGTATCAACAGGTACAGGATCAATCCACCTTGGAGAATTGCACTCCATGGGTAGTGCTGGAGAGAACGTAGTATTCCTTAATGAGGATTCACAAATAGCTTGGCACCCATCATGGGGTGGGGTGACTACTGACGGTCTAAACGTGTTTGAGCAAACTGTGAGAAACCATGGGGATAACCTACTATTCACAGAGCCGTCTGGGTTCCAAGGGGTTAGCGTTGTTGGTTATAACAGTACATTCACAACGATAGGTAATGATGTTTTCTTCTTCTTCCGAATTATACCGGCAGAGGATTATAACGGAGGTGTTGTACTTCGAGTTACTAATCAGGTGACAGGGACTGAGGTTTGCAGCTTTATAATGCAGATTGCTGCCACTAATACTATTCAACTTGATGTGCCATTAAAATACCCACTGTGGCTACCAATAGACCACAACTACTCGGTAAGTATCACAAAAGAAGATGGGCAGCTACTGCAAGTTATATCATCTGTTGGGGGTGTAGAGCCTTGGTTTCAGGCAATATCTAGAGAGTATAGCGACCATGCTATCCTCCACGAGGGTAATCCCGAGATGGCAGTGGCAGCAATCTCAACTCTACAAGGTGCAGATAGATTACCTGCATCAGCGATAAGGGATATGCCTGTAATGTCGGGCACTATCGCCGGTATTGCAAAGTTAGGTACTACAATGTCAATCGACGGTGCTGGTGTGTTGAATACAGCTATTTCACCGACAGGCATTAAGATTGTTGCAGATGAGGTATCTAGGTTGGCTATACCTGTTTCGGGTGGTGCTATCTTAGCTATCCAACAAGACTCAGGCTTTACTTATGGCATTGAAGCTGGCGATGATACATCTGTAGTGGGTAATTGGAAACAGATTGGTACAGTCGCAACAGATGTGGTTAGCTTTAACGGGCGTAATGGTGCTGTTGTTCCTGCTAATGGTGATTACAATATGGATCAAGTAAACCTTGCAGACCAAACTACTGCTGCTAAATATGTATTTAGAGTAAACAATGGCGTACCTTATATAGAGGAGATTGCATAATGGCGATCGGAGATAAGATAGAACTAGCTTTTAAATCCGAGTTACAAGCTGTGGAACAATCTGTAGCTACCTTAAACACCCAAATTAATACGGCAACCACTGGCATTGAATCTAGGGTTAATACACTCGAAGGTAATAATACAGAGTTGCTACAGTTACGTGTAGATGTTGATTCTGTTGACGACCAACTCAACAATGTTACTACTGGTTTGGTTGGGGCTGTCACTAGCATTGATAATCAACTCAATGAAGCAGGTACGGGTGTTGTAGCACGTCTTGAAGACTTAGAGCAAGGCGGCACTTCAACAACTAAATTTCGCACTCACTCTCCAAATGGGGTTTATGAGGATGGTGAAGTTGTGCAGAGAGACGATATAATCTATAAATCCAATAACGCCATAGACGGCAGCTCGACACCCGTTCCATTTGTGGTTGGGGTTGGCGTTAATATGTGGACACCGTTCACCGCTGTAATTAGCAATCCGTTACAGCTTGCAGCATCTGATAGCAACGGTAAGTTAGTGCCTCTAGGTGTAACCGTTACAGAGGGTCAAATAATCGCAAGCGGGACAACTGTTGGTACAGAAGATCTAGCTGATGATGATGGTTTTATTCACCATGACACATCAATCGCAACTGGTAACAAAATGAGAAAAACCAAAATCTCTAAGATTTGGGATTATATTTCAAGTAAGTTGTCTGGCGCTGTTAGCTCGTACTTAACAAGTAACGCCACAGTAAATAGAGTCATTGTATCAAACGCAAGTGGTAAGTTAGCAGTTAGCGGAGTTACGACTACTGAGCTAAACATGTTGGATGGTGGTACATCTAACATTCAAAATCAGTTAAACGCAAAGCCAACAATAAAGTGTAAAATATTAAAAGGGGTGTTCCCGGGTACGGCAGACAACTTTACAAAAGCACATGGGATACCAGACGGATCGACTGTATTGGGTTTTTGTATGGGAGTTCAGTATTCTGGTGCGGCAGATGTAACCAGTCGACTAGCGATGCCTCCAAATTTTACTGATTCAGCCAACTTTCATTATCAAGTATATATTGCAGACGGCGACTTAACAGTGAGGCAAATCAGCAGCAGTAGCTTGAGAGGTATGCCGTATAAATGTGTGATATGGTACGATTAAAACTGAATAAATAAAACAAAGCCCCTAGGGGCTTCAAGGATCTAACATGAGCGAACCAATAACACCGGAAATTATCGCCGCGTTTCGTGATGCTATGCCAGCGTTCAGCGACGATACAAAATGGCCCGATAGTGTGATCACAGGTGCGTTATGTGAAGCGTTCCCCGAATGTGGTAGTCGTGGATGGGGCGCGTTCGTTGTCGATGATTGTCAGAACTTTAAACGTCGCGGCGTGTTCTTCTACGCTGCTCACTGGTTGAGCATTACGTACAACACTGGCGCGGGTGCCACCGATCCGAACGACATCGATTCGGCGGCTAGATTAAATCTATCGTCAAAATCAGTCGGTGACGAATCAATAACGTATCGTATTACAGGTATTGAATCGACCGCTAACGACTTCTTATCGTTGACGCTATACGGCGTTCAATACGTTAGGTTACGTAAGCGTGCTGGAATGGGAGCGCGCGCGGTTTAGTGGATAACACGACACGCTTGTAACGCAGCGTGTCGTGTGTTTTGTTACCTTAGTTTTGGGGTAAATTTAAAGGTAGCGTAACGTGTTGATTAATAACGGTTAACCCGATTTACCTCAAAACACCCCTTAAAAATGAAACTCGCGACCAGTGTTGATGATATTTTAATTATATTTCAAGTTACCCGAACATGTATTAACTCCACATTGGTTCGAGGTGACGTAAAGTATTGATTAATATGGTCATACCTCAAAACGATACGTACCCCGACGTTTTTGCAATCCCTTATAGTATTCTTGTATATAGTTATTATATTTATATTATATATACTATATACATACTTATAATTCTTACAGTTATTAAAAAGTAAGGTATAGAGGTAAGAGTGATAAGTGATTGATTTTTAAATTCTTAACAATACCCCGACCTTATTTTATTGCGGGGTTGGTGCGGGGTGTCTTTACGCGTGTTATAATCGACGACATGATAAAACCCAAAGTGACTGTGACCAACGTACAACAAGCCCGTGACGCTATTCA